TGAGACCTGGCTTGCAGAGATGGAAGGGGGCGAAGATTGAAACGCCTACTTATAGCCTCAGCCATCGCCCTGCTGCTGATCGGATGCAGCACAGAGAAGCAATGCGCCCGCGCTGCGAAGCGATGCGCTCACCTGTGGCACACGGACACGGCATACGTTCACGACAGCATGACCATCGAGCGCACGCTGACCGATACCCTGTTGCGCTGGCAGACATTACGCGAGCGGGACACGGTGACCATCAGAGACGGACGCGCCACCGTGCGCATCGTGCGCCTGCCTGGAGACTCGATATGGGTGCAGGGCGAATGCGGTGACACCGTTATACGGTACGTCCGGCAGGTAGTGACGAATCGGATTGAGCAGCCGCGCCCGTGGTGGTATTGGTGGCCATTGTGGGTGCTTGGGTTCATCGCATTGCGGCAATTCGCGGTGTGGGTATTGCGAAGGCTGTAAATCTTTCCCGCTGTAAATCAATCACTTAGCGAAGTTACGCAAAAATAATGCACATTTTTTTTGCGTGGGGTATTGCGGGTTCAAAAGTAATACCATTACTTTGCACACATGGAAACGAACAAAACACAACAGATGCGCAGCAAGGTTATGAAGGCTGCATGGACAAGCTTCCGCTCAGGTAAGAGCAAGACCTGGAGCGAAGCATTGCGCAGCGCATGGGCATGGGCCAAGCGCACTCTGGTTGAGAAGTACCGCTCAATCATGACCATCCGCGAATCAGAAAAGGCCGTAGCTATCAATGTATACTTCGAATGCCTGCACACAGAGAAAACCGTTACTCGCATGGCGTGGATTCCCAAGAGCCTGCTGCAAAATGGCTGTGTTCCCGAATGGTTCTTGACCAAGAAGGTGAATGAGCTTGCAGAGCAATTCGCAGGCTACAACAGCCGCCTTAATTGGTACATCAATTAATAACCACTATGGAAAACGGACGAATCAACGAAAGAAACATCGGTAACAGCGCATTGGATGCTGCTGCTAAAAAACGCGGCAACAAGTTAAATGCCGACGAATTGGAAACCATTGCCGCAATATTGACAGCGGTATATGACGCAATGGAGATAGACGATGTTACAGGAACTTACACGGACGGCGGAAGAATTACGCTTTCATTGACCGGTGAACAGATGTACGACCTGTTTGAGGCTCGTAGGAAAATCAATAATTGTATTCGATAAACTATGCGCAACATATCAGCAATAGAAGCATTCATTGCGGCTTTAACTATGTTCGCAATATTCGGAATTTACGTGTATCGCAAATCCGATGGAATGGGAAGCGAGTAACCACACCGCCCCTTAATCTTTACACCTATGGAAAACCAAACACAATACTACACACACGGCCCGAACCGCGCATACATCGTGCGCCCTGACGGCACAGCTACCTTCTACGGCGATTGGCTCGGATTGGGGAAGCTGGAGATTACCAATTACAGCGGCAATGACCTTAAGGGCCTTGATGGACTTGAGCCCTGCACGCTTGAGCAATTCACAGAAATCAAATGGCGGGTCATCGGCAAAATGCAGAAAGGCGGCGCGATATGAAGACCGAAACATCATTCACCCGCTGGCAGCGTTTTATTCGCATCCAACAGATCCGCTTGGAACACGCCTTGCACCTCGCAAACGATCGCAGAGAATACGGCCCGCAAAGCAGGAAGGAGGCCGCGAAATGACAGGCGTAGTAATCTTCCTATCCATGGGCGCATTCTTCACCGTGCTGCTGTTGGCTGATCTGTTAGGCAAATCGCGCCTGTGCCGTCCGCGCCAAATGCGCTACAAGTCCGGGCAAATTGTTACCTTCGGTTACAGCCGGATAAAGGCCATCGTCGTTGAGTCACGATGGAATAAAAAGACTCAAAACTGGGAATATCACTTAGAAGGCTTTCCCGGATGGATTCAGCAAACCAATATCAGACCTATATGAAACACACCAAATTCGCCGCCGCGATGGCGGAAATCAAGCCCGTAGCCAAAGAGGCCACCAATCCACACTTTCGCAGCCGTTACGCTGACCTGAACACGATTCTCGCAGAGGTGAAACCCGTGCTGCACAAACACGGCCTGTGCATTATTCAGCCGATTGAGGAAGGGCAGGTTGTTACGCGCATTCTCGATTCCGAAACAATGGAACTGATTTGCGAATCAGCCCTGCCTCTGAGCCTGCAAGGCACACCACAGCAGCGCGGGTCGGAAATCACCTACTACCGCCGCTATACCTTGCAGTCATTATTGGCTCTTGAGGCGGAAGACGATGATGCAAACGCGGCTACACCTTCCGCGCTGGTTCAAAATAGCAAGCCCGCTCCGCCTTCCGGCAATGACTCCGACGATAACAAGCCGTGGATTGATGGAAACAACGAACGCTGGCTGAAGGCTATGGAGCACGTCAAGGGCAAGGGCGAAGAGGAAGTTAAGAAGGCTTTGGCTCATCTCGGCAAGGATTTCAAGATCAACAAAACCATGCGCGAAGCATTGCGTGTGACCGGATTTGGATTAACAGCAAACGCCATAGATGCAAATCAATAACCTTCCAGCCGTCTTTAAACACCTGGCTTTCCTTCGCCGAAAAGAATACGGCTTTCCCGAAGCAGAGGCCAATGACGTTCAATCCCTGTGGTGCGCTTTCGATTGGAAGCGCACCCCCGAAGGCGCGCAGTTTTGGGACTTTGTCGATGACCGGAAATTTAACCATGCAATGAAGATTTTAAACCGCCAAACCAAAGATGAACAAGAACGCCAAACCTCAGCCGTATAAGGCCGATTCGGAGAAAGAACCTATCGCAGACAGGCCGCGCATCTTCGCGCATGAAGACCTGATATTCTCTGACCAGTTGGATGCTATTTGGCACACCATTGCGGAAACATTGGACTGCTCTTTGGATGTGGTCAGCAGGCGAAGCCGACACAGGCAATTCGCACGGGCGCGGCAACTGTTCTTTTACTTTGCTCGGAAGCAAACGATGGCCAGCCTGCGCGAGATCGGCCAGTATGCAGGCGGGCGTGACCATTCAACCGTAATTCACGGAGTTACCATCATTGAAAACGAGATGAGGTATAAGTCTTTCAAGACCGTAGTCGAGACCATTGAGCGCAACCTTACAGGCCGTGTTCCTGCTGCTGAAGACCCCGAATTGCGCGTGAAATTATTCTGTCCTTACCTCGGATTTATCGCGGGCGGATAGTATATTTGTAACAAGTTCGGAAGCCGCTGATTGACACCCAGCCCGAATGATGGAAATCATGAATAAAGACCTTAGTAAACGCTCCACAGCAGTAACCGTGCGCCCTTCTTTCCGGGGCGGTGTCACACGGCGAACCTGTGGGGCGTTTTGCTTTTATGGCTGAAGGAAAGAAATCATTTATCCTATACTGCGACCAGCGCGGTATTTTCGACAAGCTGCCGGACGAATACGCAGGCCGGCTAATCAAACACATTTTCGCGTATGTGAACGACGAAGACCCCGAAACGGATGACCTCGTTATCACAATGGCGTTTGAAGGAATTAAGACCGCCTTAAAGCGCGATTTAGAAAAGTACAGGCAATACATTGAAAAGCAGCGGGTTAATGGTAAAAGCGGTGGCCGTCCTAAGAAAGCCAACGAAAGCCAAAAAACCCAAGCCTTTTTTGAGAAACCCAAAAAAGCTGATAGTGATAATGAAAGTGATAGTGATAATGTTAATGAAAATGAAAAGAAAAAACGAACTACGTTCGTCGCACCCGTGATTAATGAAGTTGAATTGTATTGCGCTGAACGAGGAATGAAGAAAGAATTTGCAGCCGTCTTTGTGGATGGTATGTCTTCTAAGGGTTGGAAGGTAGGAAAAGAAATATGTAAAGATTGGAAGGCAGCATTCAGGACATGGGCAGCAAAAGAATGGAATCAGCAGTACCGAATCAATCAACTGAAAAACAACCCACGCGTTATCACAGCAGACACCGAACTATGAACCTACAGCCACCACCACAAGACCGCGACATTGAGCGCAATGTCTTAGGCGCACTCCTGATTGAAGGCAACAAACAGCACTTCATCAGCGAATTGCGCCCGGAATACTTTTTCGACCCCATTAACCAAGACATCTGCAAAGCAATGTGCGAGATGTACACCGAGCGTATGCAGATTGACATCAGCACCGTGGCCCGGTATTGCAAGCAAAACAAGTACCTTGCCACACCGCTGGACATTGGAACGATAGCGGCGGGCATCCACAGCGGCGCGAACATCGACACGCACATCAAATTCTTATACCAGTTGTTCGGGCTGAGGAAGATTGCCAACCTCGGAACACAGCTACACCGCGAAGCAATGACCGAAGGCAGCGACCCGTTTAAGTTGGCCGACCAGGCACAGGCCGAAATTGATGCCTTCGTAAACAACCTTTCACGCGATCCGGTAGCACTTGGCCGGATGGTATCGAAGGAAGTGCAGCGAATCAGCAATGCAGGGGAAACACCGCTCAACCTTCCGACCGGTTGGTTTGAACTCGACCGGGTTACCAATGGAACGCCGGCCGGTGAATTGTGGGTATTGGCCGGAAGGCCGGGCATGGGTAAGACCGCGATGGCCGTGGCCTTGCTTCAAAGCCATTGCCGGGCAGGTGGTAAGGGCATCATGTTTTCACTTGAGATGGAAAACAGCGCATTGGCACAGCGGATAATCTCAGGGGAAACGGGGATTGCCTCATACCAGTTGCGCAAGGGCAATTTAGGAGAGGCCGAAATTCGCAAGATGCTGACCTACACGGACGAGGCCGATAGCCTGCCGGTGTGGTTTGAGGATACACCCCATACCACCATCGAGAAAATCCGGGCGCGGGTTAAGACCATGAAACAAAAGCACGGCATTACCTGCGTGGTTTGCGACTACCTTGGACTGGTTACCCCGACCGACTCAAAACAAATCCGGGAGCAGCAGGTTGCACACATTTCGAAAACCGCGAAACAGATCGCGAAAGAATGCGGGGTGACGTTCATAATGCTTGCACAGCTAAACCGGGAATCGGAAAAGCGGGCGGATAAGCGGCCTATGTTATCAGACCTGCGCGAATCCGGCGCGATTGAACAGGATGCCGATATTGTGCTGTTCCCTTTCCGCCCGGCGTACTATGAGCAGGGGCAGGAGATGATGACCAAAACTCAGGAAGAGGCGGCGGAATTACACATTGCCAAAAACCGGAACGGGGTGGCGAATGTGGTTATTCCGGTGACCTTTGTTCCGGGCTTGGCCAGTTACAAGCTGCGAAATCCTGCAAACATTTTTTGAAAATGAGACACGGTTCACTATTTTCGGGAATTGGCGGCTTCGATCTTGCAGCCGAATGGATGGGCTGGGAAAACGTTTTTCATTGCGAATTTGAAAAATACAAACTTGACAGACTACACAAAAACTTTCCAAACTCAATAAGCTATGGAGACATTACCGAAACAGACTTCACTCTTCACCGAGGAAGAATTGACATCCTCACGGGTGGTTTTCCCTGTCAGGACGCATCAATTGCCAAACAAGACGGCAAAGGTCAACAGGGGCTACAAGGTAGCCGAACAGGACTTTTTAGGGAAATGCTCCGCGCCATTAAAGAAATCCGACCGCGCTACATCGTGGCCGAAAACGTGGCAAATTTTCTTAAGGTTAACGGAGGGTCAGACTTTAGAACAGCACTCACCGAACTTGCCCGATTGGGGTATAATGCAGAATGGCGAATTTGCCGTGCTTCAGAAGTCGGTGCGCCCCATCACCGCGCCCGGCTGTATCTGGTTGCTTACCCCGACAGCATCCGAATGCAACAGGGACAAACTATCTTATCCAATGTTTACGCGGAGGCATCACCGAAGCCCTGGCGGACTTTCGGAACAACTATACAGATTGTTCGGGGCGGTGCCTGGAATACTGAACCCCCAGTTTTATGCGTGGATGATGGGCTATCCGGAAAATTGGTTAGGCAGCAACTCCACGGATACGGAAACGCCATAGTGCCACAGATAGCATTTGCGATTTTCAAGGCAATTGAAAATATTACCTAAATTTGCCTAATGACCATTGACATTTTCCTGATGCTCGTTTCCATCGCTGGGGCATCCGTGCCCTTTGCGCTGAATAACCAGCAGCGGCCCGATGGAGTGTTTGGCGGATACTTTGTCCTTGCCTGTCCGGAGTGCCTCTCATTTTGGATTAGCATTATTGCGCTGGCCCTGTTGCAAGTCAATCCGATTTACGCAGGTATTGCTCCCATACTTGCAAGATTCTTTTCAAAGACCCTGTACCGATGAGTGAAGAGCAGCGGGCGGAATTCGCGGCACTCCTGCCAAAGTGGCAGCAGTACAAGCGCACCCTTGCGTGGACATTTACGGCGGATGAAAACGCGGTCATCACCCGGCTGGCCTTCGTCTGCCTGAATCGAAAACTTACCACCTGCCCAAGCTGCAAGGTGGATGCAATGAGACAGTTAGAAAACCTCTATGGAATTTAAGCACAGCGGCAATGCCGGAGACATCATTTACATCTTGCCGACCATTGCGGCAATACCGGGAGCGCATACCCTGTATCTGAACCCGAACCGTCCCGCGCAATACGCAGCAGGTCTGCACCATCCGGGCGGCTCGGTGATGCTGAACGAGGCAACCTGCCAAATGCTTATTCCATTAGTGGAACATCTTGGTATAGCCTGTAAGGTCTGGGAAGGTGAGGAGTTCGATTATGACCTTGACCTGTTCCGAGAGGCCCGCATCAATCTTGCGGCCTACGATATTCGCCGGTGGATTATGGCGGTATACCCTGAATTGCGGCCCGGCCCTGCTTTCACGATAGACGAACCGATTAACGGCTATGTGACTGTCAACCTGTCGGAGCGGTATCGCAACAACGCAGCGGGCGGAGCGGATAAATGGAAACTCCTGAATGACCTGCCGATGGAGAAGGTATTCATCGGTGTTGAATCCGAATACGAATCCTTCAAGGCACTCGTTCCGGATGCCATCAAAGCAGATACTTCCAACTTCCTGAGAATGGCCCGGCTGATTTGCGGAGGCCGGATGCACTTCGGAAATCAAAGCAGCCCGTTTGCCATCGCGGAAATCTTTGATCATCCGCGAGCATTGGAACTCTCACCCTACTGCCCTAATGTGGTCAGCACGGGCGAAAATTGGGGCGTGATTTACAACAGCGACAATATGGTTTATCACATCGAAAAACTTATCAATGGCTGAGACACGAAAGGCACACGCACGGCGGCTTGCTTCCGGCTTTTACGAAAAGTACATCCACGGCAAAGGGATTGACATTGGCTGTGGAAGAATTGACACGCACGATGGCCTCGACACGATCAGCCCGGACGCGGTGCATCATGACAAAGACGATTGCGATGCTACCTTCATGGACATCTTCCCGGACAATCAATTCGACTATGTCTATGCCTCGCACGTTCTGGAACACATCAGCGACCCGGTGACAGCTGTCAAGAACTGGCTGCGCATCTGCAAGCCGGGCGGCGTGGTAATCATCTCCGTACCTCATCGCGACTTATACGAGCGGAAACGCACCCTGCCTTCCAGGTGGAACGCAGACCATAAGTATTTTTACCTTCCCGGAGAATGCGACCCGCCACACACCTTCAGCCTATGGGGGGTAGTGGCTTCCGCTGCCGTCAATCATGAGCTGGTTGAATCCTTTGAGGTCATCGACACGGCCACCAATTCCGATCGGCCAGAGGAACACAACAACGGGGAATTCTCCATCGAAGTGATAATCAGAAAGTGAAGCATTACATCATGGTATATCTTGAATCGCGTAGGCTGACAAAGACAGACTTCATCGGCTGCGAGGTTTGCGGCGTGGCAGCATCTGACATTCACCACATCCAACCGCGTGGAATGGGTGGAAGCAAGTTGCGCGATACACCGGATAACCTGATTGCACTATGCAGACCCTGCCATTATCAGGCAGACTTTGGCACGGTATTGCCGAAAGAGAAACTGAAACAAATCGTAAAAGACAAACTACATGGCACGACCCCGAAAGATTGACAGCCCCGAAACATTGCAGGCTGCATTTGATGAATACATCGGACATTGCAAGGCATTCACAAAACCCGTCCTGAGCAATTCCGGTAAGCTTGTGGATGTTCCAACACCCCGCGTTCCGACCGTGGGGGAGTTCTGCCGGTTCATGCATATGGACAGAAACACACTCGATGAGTACAACACACGGCCTGAGTTTTCCCGCACAATAAAAAGCATTCACGAAGCAATCCACGATGCAAAGCAGATCGCGCTGCTGAATGGAGAGGGCAACACAACCGGAATCATCTTCGACCTTAAGTGCAATCACGGTTGGAAAGACAAACAGACCATCGAGCATGAGGGCGAAATCATCGTGACCATGAACCTGAGCAACTGATGCTGATTGTAGCGGCACAACTTGAAAACCTGCGCACCCGGAAAGACCGGACGCTTTCGCTGACATTTGGAACTCAGGAACTTGACCCGGCCAAAGCAGGGGAACTCATGACGCTGAATCAATCGCTGTGCTATCTTGCAATCAAGCCGGAGTATTTCAGCGCGGAAGAAGAAGAGGCCATCGACAGCCTACACGCTGACTTGAGCGATGCGGGCAAAACCCCTTCGCAGCGGTTGCGGTCTGTGCTATTCGTGAACTGGCAGAATGATAACCAAGGCTTCACAACCTTTGCGGCCTACTATGCTCACAACATGGAGCGCATCATCGAACATTACAAGGCCAAGCTGGAATGAAAACCTACATCACAGAATTCACCGCGATTGACCAGGGGGACGGGCAGCTGAAGAAGTACGCCGGGCAAAACATTGAGGCGATAAGCTGGGCGCAGGCAGAGGCGATATGCCGACTTCAATACCCTTGGCTGAAAGTAGTCGGCAGGCTGCACTACATCATCGACACAGAGGGTACACACCACTATAACTTCCACAGCAATTGAAGATACTCGGAATACTTAACGGCATGAGCGGGGTGAGTTACCACCGGCTGTATGCCCCATTGCACGACCTGCGAATCAGGGACTTTGCCGAGGTTGACATCTGGGCCACCCGCGATGACAAAGGCAATTACCAGCCGCTGCCCGACCTGAGCCAATATGACTTGGTGATTTGGAACGGCACACTTGCCGAACCACAGGACCGGATTATTGATATCCTGAACACGCTTGGCGTTCCATTCATCGTGGACATGGACGATCATTGGATGATGAACCGCTACAACCCGGCCCATGCTGAATGGGAGAAGCGCGGATTAAGCGCGAAGATTCAAAAGGCCGTCTTCGCTGCTGATGCTGTCATATGCGAAAATGAACGGCTACTGCAAGAGGTGAGCAAGATCAATCGGAATGCCTTCGTTATTCCCAATGCCCTGAACCTGACTGAGCTGCAATGGAATCAAGACAAGCAACCCGATAAGCGATTCAGGGTGGGCTATGTGGGCAGCCGTTCGCACCGATACGACCTGCTGATTATTGCCGATGCGGTCCGGGAGTTCTGCGAGGAAACAGGCAGCGAATTCAATCTATGCGGTTACGATGAAAAAGACCTGGAATGGCAGGCGGTGGGCAATGCCTTCGCGCCGGTAGGCCATCCGGAATGGCTGAAGCTCAGGCCCGGCGTTCATCCGTCTATGTACGGCATTTATTACAGCCGCATGGATGTTGTCCTTGCCCCGATCATCAGCAACGGGTTTAACCGCGTCAAATCAGACCTGAAGGTAAAAGAGGCCGGCTGCTATTCGCTGCCTGTGATTGCCTCGGACTTCGGCCCTTACGCTAACCATCCATCGCCGGGAGTATACACGGCCCGGATGCGGGCGGATTGGAAGGCCCGGCTGTATGAGGCTTACGAAGGCAAACTAAACGGCGCGGCGAACGCTGAGTATCTCTCTGCCAATGGTGACCTTTCGCAGGTCAATCTTGACCGGGTGCAGTTCTTTTATGACGTTCTAAGTTCTGTTCGGTAAATATTTGGTGTAGTTCGGTAAGCGTTTAGGCTGTTTAGCGAAAATAGTTCTTGCTAATTTTCATAAAGATATTACCTTTGAATCATGCAAACAGCACAACACACCACCATCACCGCCAACGCACGTTACGATGTTAAACTGCGCGGCTGTCAGAAACACATTCAGAATCGCGACTACGACTTCATGAGCGGTAACCACCTGCTTCAGTTGTGGGACAATTACTGCCCCGACCGTGAACGTCCTGAAGACCTCGCCAATGGCGAATGGCACGATCTCGATTGCGATTACGTGATTCAAGTTATTGCACTCTAACCAATGGAAAAGCCAATAATCACCACAGAGACTATCGAAGTCGAACACCTTGTTGAGGAAGGGTACGACCAAAAAACAATCGACATAATTCATGGCGATTATCAAGTAAACGTACAACTATGCATCGACAATAATAGAGGCAAGTCCGATGCAGTTTCTATCAGTATAAATCCGGTCAATAAACACCATCAAACAACCACCATTTATTTTGAAACACAAGGTGGTAAGAATAAAGTAGCTATTTCTAATCATGACTTAGTCGGAACTGATTTCCGCTCTGACAATGAATGGATATATGTTGAACGCATATTCAACACGCTTAAAAACCTTAAGGCGTTTTTTAAAAGCATCTAACCAATGGAACAATACAACACCACCGAACAGCAGCACACCGAGTACGCTCAAGGGCTGCACATCATCAATGCGATGGCAGATTACGCCATCCAACAGGACAGCGGAGCAATCGACCCGCTTGCAGCATTCATCACCCTTTCGCGCATCGAAAAGATGGCGGCTGACCTGAAAGGTCAACTGAAAGAGCAGGCTATGAGCGAGGCTGCGAAGTGGAGCGAAAAAACCTTCCACTACTTTGGGTGCGAGATTCAGAAGAAGGCAGCGGCAGGCCGATGGGATTACAAGTCCATCCGCGAATGGTCGGAAGCCAAGGCGGCACTCTCAGCCATCGAAGAGCGGGCCAAGGCGGCTTACCTTCAGGCAACCAAGTTCGGCGCGACTACGGTCACGGCTGACGGCGAAGAAGTTGAATTGCCAACCTACACAGCGGGTGGGGAGACGCTTGCGATAAAGCTATGAGCCGCACAATTCACTTCATAATACAAGGCAGCCAATCCGCACTACACAAGCATTGCCCCTATGGCTACCTTCACATGAACGTCCACACCGACCCGCAGTTTTTCCTGCATCAGCGGTATGAAAAGTTCAGCTACCTGAAAGCGTGGGAATCCATCACGGAAGAATTCGGCCTTGATCTCAGCGTGGCAGAACTTAATCAGGCATTGGCGCAAGAAAGCTACACAGGCGATGACCTGAGCATCTTCCAGGTGACAGCCGATGAGGCCGCGCAATGGATTGAGGAAGCCAAAGTGTATTCGCATGATGTCGATTAAAGAGGTACGAGCAATGCCCGGAAGCTACATGGCGGAGGGTCTAACCACCGGAGACCTATGCGTCTTTTGGGATGGCGAAGACCCACAGGAGTGGACAGTTGCCAGCTATTCACACAGCGAGGTAACGACACCGATTCACCGCCATTGGACTGAAGGCAGCCGATACTTCCATCACGTTCAGCCGCTGCGCCAATGGTCGAGGCTGTGCGGAATATGAAACCCCGAATGCTGCCCGGAGAGATTCCGGGAGCGGCTGAGTAGTTTTTGTGCCGCATGAAACAAAGGGCAAGGGCCATCCGTAACTGGGTGGCCTTTTTTATTGGGCGCATTTTGCTTTCCGATACATTATAGGAAATGGCCTATTCAATAGAGCAGCAGCCGTCCGAGTACTCACCCGCGTTCAATCCGCTGACCTTCGTCGTTAAGGAATCAGATAACGCAATCACCGGAGCGGCAAACTTCCGCTACCTGTGCGAAGTAGAGGTGAACGGCTCAATCGTCGCTAAACTCAAAGCACCCATACGCTATGGCAGTTCACAGAATGAAGCGGTATTCGATGTTACCGAGATTATCGCGAGCTATGTCGGCAATGACTTTCAACCCCCATCAGCGGCGGCAATCGTCCCGCAAGACCGGATCGCGACATGGCGGGCGAAGTTCGGATACGAATCCGGCTCAGGGACAGTCACAGAGGCAACCGGAGTAGTCAATACGGCCAACAAGTTTTCGTGGGATGCCTGCGTGCCGATTCAGGATTTCCCCACCTTCGCAGTAGCTGACTACCTGACCGCATCCGGCGGCACAGCCGGGGCAAAGTTCCTGACCGATGTACGGCCACGTTCCGTACAGGCGGCAGAGCAGCACAGCCTAACCGCGCTATTCGGTACGGATACGGTAAACAAGGTAGTTGAGTTTAAGAGTTACAACGCAGCGGGCAGCCTGTTGCAGACCGTCACCAAGAACCGAACCTACACGGATTACAAAGACCGGCTGCTGTGCATCGATACTTCGTTCAACAGCATCGGGTTTACTTCGGGAAATGAATCTTACTACACGGTGCAAGTCTACCCGTCCGGCTATGCAGGCAAGGCAAGCGAAACCATGCGGTTTAACCTGTGGTCAGAGTGTTCCAAGTACGATCCTGTTACCCTTCACTTCCTGAACACCCTGGGCGGATTTGATTCATACACCTTCCGCAAGCGCACGGTTCGCAATCTGAACGCAGAGCGCAAGACATTCGAGCAGGATGCCTTCCGCTACACGGCGGGCAGTTATAACTATGCCAACAGCCGGGGCGGGGTGAGCAACTACAACACAACCCTTACCGAGCAATGGGTGCTCAATACTGACTTCCTGACCGATACAGAGGCTGAATTCATCGAGCAGCTTGTCTTCAGCCCTGTGGCATACATGGGCAGTTTCTCAGCACTTGAAAAGGTGACAATGGTCACGGCTGACTTTGAGCGCAAGTACAACCGCGATGGATTGGTTCAGTACTCAATCACCATTCAGCGGGCATTGAAAGACCGGAGGCAGCGGCTATGATGCGGCTATTCATTGAGGGGCGGCAATTGGACATTGCCGAAAACGAGGCCTTGCAGGTTACCAGGGAGATCGCGGACATTCGCGAACCGGATGCCCGGTCTTCGGATTGGAGCAAAACGTATCGGATTCCAGGCACTTCCAACAACAACAAGATTTTCGGCCATATCTTCGACATCAATCAGGAGCAGCTGAACACCGGCACGCAATTCGCGCCGGATTTCAACCCGAACAAGAAAGCATCTGTATTGGTCACCGTGGATGAAGTTGAACAGGTTCGCGGTTACATGAGGTTGCTGAACATCAATGTAACCCGGCGGGGGGAGATTGAATACGAAGTGAGCGTGCATGGCGTGGCGGCTGACCTGTTCGCGAAGATTCGCAACAAGCGG